CCTCCAGATCCTTGGCCGCTGGTGCCGTGGCGGGCTCGGCGCTGATCGGCGTCTGCGTCGGCTCCGGTGCTGCAGGCTCTGCCGGTGCCGCCTCGGCAGCGCGGGGGGCAGCGACTGGCGGCGGTTCAGTCTTGGCGACCGGCGTGAAGGTGTGCAGCCCGGTGGCTGGGTCCAGCTCCTGCAGCCCGTTGGCCACGGTCTTCTGCCTGGCTGTCCGCAGCTCCTGAACCATCCGGTTTTCCCGGAGACTTCGGGCCACATACGGCGCCTGCTCCGTCAGTGATGCCCGGTCGAGGGTGGCCAGGGCGCGTCGGACGCGCAGGTTGTCACCCAGCGTCCCGGCAGCAGCGCCACCAGCCTTGACGCCAGCACCGAGGCCGGCGCCGAGACCACCGGCTATCGCCATCGCCGCAGGCAGCTCACGGATGGCGGCCGAGATCCGGTCATCACGGCTTGGATCCGCCGACAACGCATCCGGCACCGGAACACCGGCAGCCTTCAGCAGTCCCGACGGACCGCCCATCGTGTTGTCGGTGATCAGGTTCGCTGCCCCTTCATCGGCAGCCAGGCCGACGGCCCAGCGTCCAGCCTTGGGCAGCATGCCAGCACCCTTGATGAAGGAGCCGGCACCAGCCGTCAGGGGCGCCAGGGCGGCGTTGGCGGCGAAGTTGGCCGGGATCGACTCAATCAGGTCGTCTTCCGGTCGCATCTCCTCCCGCAACCGGGTGCGGTTGGCGACCCGCAACGCACGACCGGCGCCGAGGATCGCCCGACCAATGGGTGTCGCCTCTGGATCCCGTGCCCCGCCAAACGTGCTCAGGTTCTTGGGCAAGTTGGCGATCCGCTGGCCAAGGTTGACCGCTGCCAGCCCGGCATCCTCCAGTGCCCGCACCGTGGCGCCCATCACCATCTGGCGACCAGCTGCCGGCAGCGCCTGGTATGCCATCCCCACCGGGTTGGTTCTCTGCACTGCTGACGTGAACCGCTGCAGCTGTGATTCAGCGCCGGTCCGCCGTGGTGCCGGTTGCCGGTTGAACTGATCGAGGCGGCGCTGCTCGTACCGCAGGTCGTTGCTCAGCCCGCCCGGCGTCAGGTGCCACCACCATGGCTTTTCGTTTGACTGCGGCTTGCGCTTTGGTGCTGGCTTGGCCGGCGGCGATCCACCAACCACGGGCAGCAGCTCGGATTCGTCGGCACTGCCGGTCTGGCGGAACCGGCCATTCTTGTCCTGGGTGTAGACGTAGGGCATGGTCAGTTCCTCGACACGTTGTTGATGGATGCACCCCGCGGGATGAGCACCATCCGCAGGGTTGAACCGCCCCGGTACACGTCGGAGCCGTTGAGGTAGCCGTTCCAGAGGTTGCGGCCACCGTTGCGGGCCACCGCCACGTCGTACCCAGCGGATCCAGGGGAGGTGCCGTGCCAGCTGCCGTGTCTGGTGCTGAAGACCAGCGCACCGCTGGGGATCCGCCCGGCACGCACCGCTGCCTGGTATTCGGCCTCAGGGATGACGTTGGCGTTGAAGGTGCCGTAGGAGCTGCGAAGTGTCTGCGGCTGCCCGAGGCCCGGCAGCGGTTGCCAGCCGTAGCCGTTGATCAGCTGTGACGCCAACCCGCGAGGGTTGTTGCCGGCATCAGCTCCGGTTGCCCGTGGATTCGGCAGCCCATTGGCCTCCAGCGTCTGCAGGACAGCCGTGGTGCAGAGGCCTGGACGGGTCGGCACCATGTAGCCCGTGGCCAACCTGGCCAGCGTTGGATGGCGGACATCGAGGCCACCGCCACCGCCACCGCCGTCATTCGGCATGGAGGTGGATGGCTGCTCGTAGCGGACTGCGGCGTAGGACGGCCTGGCGCCAGTCACGACGTCCAGCACGGAACCCATGGCCATGTTTGCCAAGTGCGGGAACCGCGCCCGCGCTGACTCAAGGCTGGCCATGAAGTCCCCGGCGCCAGCTTCTGCAGAAGCACGCTTCTGGATCTTCTGCTGCAGCTTCGGCGGCAGCGGGAAAACACCCGGATAGAACTCAATCTGCCGCATGATGAACTCGCCTGGGGAGCGAGCGCCTGAATCACGCCAGGCCCTCTCAAATGACTTGGGCCATGGCCGATCTTGAGTAACCGTCTGGATCAGCTCGTTCAGCCCCGGAGCGCTGAGCACCGGCCTTGTGTCGTAGTTGCGGAGCAGCAGCTTCCGATCTGGGATTGAATCCAGTTGGTTGACGCCATAGACCGTTGGCAGTGGCTTCGGCGTGGCGCCCGCTGCAGGTGCCGGTTGGGTGGTGGCCCGTGGCTTTGTCTGTGGTGTGACGCCAGGCGTCTGCGAATACTTGCTGCCGGGGAACAGCCATGCCTTTTGGTCGGGGTCGCTTTTCCCGTAGTTCTGCATCACGGTTAATGCCGTGGAGCGCACTTCGGCATCCGTCAGCTTGCCGCCCTTCTTTCGCTCGGCGTCTCCCAAGGCAGCGTCAATCAGCGGCCGATACGCCCGCTGCTGTCGGTTCCTGGATTCTTGCTGATCACCCTTCCTCAGTGCTCCATCCCTGTAGTTGGTAATCACCTGCGATGTGATGAACCGGCTTATCTCGTCATTCAGTGGCGCCTGGTACTGCTGCATGTTTGTCCGGTCCTTGTCAATCCGGTTCACTTCGGCGTTCCACCGGAGCAGGAACTTGCCACCTTCCCTCGGATCGCGGAACGTGCCGGCCAGCGCCTGGCCTTCCCTGTAGGCGTCGCGTGCATTCCAGGCATTGCCGTAGCGCTCGGACAAGGCCGACAGAGCAGCATCGGCAGCACCGGGATTCGGCTGGTCCTGGATGAATAGGGTGCTTGTCAAGTCGCCAATCTCCTTCGCCTGCTTCTGCAGATCAAACAGGGTGATGCCGGCAGCGTTCAATTCTTGGCCTTTGGCATTGGCAAAGTCGGTGATCGCTTTGGCCCGTGCCGCTTCACGTTGCGGGCCAGGCGGGATCGCGCCGATCCTGTTGTATAGGAATGTTTCCGCTTCAATCTTCAGGTTTTCACCTTTTGCCTTGCGCTCTGCCCTTGCGGCTGTGCCGTATTTGATGCGAGCCTCAAGGTCATCTGCCTGGTACACCTGGCCCAGCGTCAGTCGATACGGCTTCCCTGAGCGAATGTCAATGATCTCTTTGCCGTTCTCATCTAGCACCTTGTCCGTGGACTCCAGGCTGTCCACAACACTTCGGAATCCTTCGTTGTCCTGAAACCATCCCTGTGCATTGAGAATCTTGTAGACCTGCTCCTGAATCTTTCTGCCGTCACCTGGCATCACACCGTTTGTCACGACGCCATTCAACACATCCTGCATCCGTTGCCGCAGCGCATAATTAAAGTTTGGATTGTCTTTCTTGAAGATCTGCCCGTTGTATTCAACGGATTGACTGCTCTGCGCTTGCTTCCAGAGTTGACTTAGCATTGCTGCCGTCTGTCCAATCCTGGATTGCTTGATCGCTTCACTGCGATCCTTCATTAGATCAAGGCCCATCTTCTCTCTGGCCTTTTCAACCTCTGGCACCACAAACCGCTGTGCCATTGGGTTTTCTGCCGTCAGTCCATACCGCTTCATGACTCCAGCGGCATACTGATCCGATAATTGCCGGATCGCCCCTTGACCTTGATCCGGTGCCGTGTAGTCAATCTGACCAGAGTTTTGCCGGATGTAATCAGGCAGGCCGATTGCAATTTCAGATCCCGCCAGCTTCGCCTGGCCACGCTCGTAGCCGATCTGCTCATACGGGTTCAGGATTGCCATGATCCCGGCAGCCTGTGGATCCCGCTTCGCCAAGGCGCGGTTGGCCTTGTTGTAGTTGCCTTCGGCGTTCTCAATCGCTACGTCGTTCTGCACCATGCCCTGCAGCGCTTCTGCTCGGGCGCGGGCTTCGCCTTGCCTCATCTGCGCGTCGGCATACTGCAGGCCGATCTGCTGCAGTACCGGCGTCAGCTGCCGGTTGAACGTCTCCAGGTTGCCGGCCAACCGCTCAAAACTGTTGAAGCTACCGACATTCGGTGTTCCGCCTTGCTGCACGGTCTGGATCTGCCCCATGCCTGGCAGCTGGGCAGGCCTGGCCGGCTCTGCAATGCTGACCCGCACTGGCTCGATGAACGCTTGAACCGGCCTGGCGACGGGTTGGATCTGGTTGTTTTCTTGGCGTGGCATGTCAACCCCCGGGCGTTGGCGTTGCCTTGCCGGCATTCAGCCCGTTGATCGCGCCCTGGGTGGTCATGTAGGTCTGAACGCCACCCAGCAGCGCACTGCCGGCCTCAAAGACGCCAATCCCACCGCCAGGAGCTGCACCCGTCATTGACGGCGGCGGCGGCGTCATCAGCGTTGGCAGCGGCGGGTACGGTGCAATCGGATCCGAAATCTGCTGCTTCTGGTAGAACGGCTGGCTGTTGTAGGCGTTGAGGTATCGCGTCACACTGCTCAACTGCTCCCGCTTGTACTGGCGATTCCTCAGCCCCTCGTTGATGTCTGCCAGGGTCTGGTAGTCGCCCATCTGCCGGGCAAAGTCATTGACAAACCGATCAGCGGTGTTGCCTTCCTGCGCCATCGCCTGGTACTCGGCTGACTGCTGCAGCAGCCGGTACTGGTACTGCTGAAACGCAACCGCCTCCTGCATCCCGACTTCCTGGTACTGCTGAGCAACGGCTTCACTGTTGACAGCAAACTCGGCTCCAGCTGATGCCCGTGTCTGACCGACCACATCAGCCTGCTGCGCTTCCTTGGCCAGCTCAAAGTTGCGGAGCTGATTCACATAGGCCAGAGACTGGTTGTACTGGACCGTCTGCTGCCAATACTGCTGTTGCGCTGCAGCATTGTTCAGCCTAGTGTTGAGTGCTGCCTGGAATTGGTTGAAGTTGGCAGTAGCGCTCTGATAGGCGCGTTGATCCTTGTACGCCTGCTGCTGCGCCTTGTTCTTTGCGCTGGAACCAGCAAGTGATAGCCCAACCTGGGCTGCTGCAATGGCAAGCGTGATTGGATCCATCAGCCTGTCCTCACCACATGGCTGAACAGCTGACAGCTACGGCCCATGGGTTGTGGTGTGGCGACGGTGAAGCCCATGCTCTTAAGCCATCGCACCGATTCTACGTTGCCTGCATAGACCCAGTTCTCCAGTCGTGCAGTCATCCCACGTCGCCGCTGAAATGCCAGCAGTCGCCTCGTCCACCGTCGTCCACCCAGCGCCAAAGTCCACCTGCGCTGTGCTGTTGCCGTCAAGGCATCAGTGCCCAGCAGCCACACCACTGTTCCGTTGAGGCCCGCCACCGCCAGCGGTTCCCCGTCATCTGCAGTGATGCAGTGGACAATGGCCGACTGCTCCCACGCTTCCCACAAGGCTTCGGCGCCGCTGATGCCGTAGGCGTAGGCGCATTCCAGCTCATCACTCCGTCGCAGCCGTTGAGCAACGTGGCCGACGCGCCACCGCTCGGCAGCTGCCCACTTCACATCCGCTGCCCTCTGCTTGTCACCTGCGCCAACCAGTCGCAGCTGCTGAACATGCACGGGTTGGGGGTGTCGTTCAGCAGCTCAACGATGCAGCTCTCGCCGCGGGCCATGATCGGGATGGTGAAGACCCCCTCAAAAAACTGACGATCCTCAAGGTCCAGCGACTGCCCAGTGATGGCGTTCTCCAGCGCAATCGGTACACCGTCCTCGGTCAGCAGCGGCCATTCAGTCTCAAGCATCAGCAACGCCGTTGCTACATCCTCATCCCCTTGGCCCAGGGCGCTGCCCAGCTGGCTGTTGCGGACCCCAAGCTGCCACCCGTCAAACGAGTAGGTGGCCGTCGTCCGCCGTTCTGGCGTCACTTCCACCCGGAAAAAGCTGGTGTCGTGGTAGCGGATCTTTGCCTGCCGGACCTGCGTGCGATCCACGTTGCTGGCCACCCGGCCGCCGCCAAGGTCCTGCATGACCTTGAACCGGCTGAAGCGATACCGGAACTCAATCGGTTCACCAAACACCACCGCCTTGTTGCTCCAGTCCCCCAGCGCCGTGATGGTGTTGCCGTAGTTGGCGCTCCCCAGCAGCTTGCCGCCGTTCTGGTCGGTGCCATAGAGGCTCCAGGCCTGGGTGGTGCTCTGCACGTTGAACGGCAATGTCCACGTCGTCGTCTTGGTGATCACGTCGTAGATGCCGCTGGCCACCCGCACGACAGCTGGTGTTGCCGTAGTGGTGGTGACCTGCCGATCCAGCAGCAGCGTCGTCAGTGCATCAGTCGTCAGGCGATCACTCACCGGCATGGATTCCAGCCAAACGCTGCCGTCTGGGTATTCCACCAGCAGGTACAGCGTCTCCAGGACACACAGGATCTGCAGCACCTTGCTGGCACCCGACAGCTGCCAGATTGACCAGCTGCGTTGAATCCGCTCAACCCCGCCACCTGTTGCCCGGTCGGCAAACTTGTAGACGTAGATCCGGTTTTCGGCGCCGGTTGCGCTGGTGATGGCGAACCAGACGCCAGCCGTGTCATTCCCGGTGAGCCGTGTGACACCAGCAGGGATGTAGGTCGGCACATGCTCGGTGAGGCTGGGGGCAGCGCCGACCAATGCCGTGCCGGCACCTCTGATGCCAAACTCCCGGAACTGTTCCCATGTCCCATTGGTCTGGCCGAACACGATGCCACTGGCGGTCTGCAGCGGCTTAACGGCCATGTCTGCCTCGTAGGCCGTCAGGATTGACACCATGGCCGTGGCCGGCGCCAGGGTCGCATCACCCGATGACAGCCGGAACTGCAGCTGATCGGAGAACAGGATCAGCTCATCCTGAGTTGGCACGGCATGACGCAGCACCGACACCCGGTTGCTGCTGGCAGCCAGGTCGATCGGATCCGTGGCCAGGACCGTCGTGACCGTCTCCGGGAAGAACTCAAAGTAATCCTTGACTCTGGACAGGATCACATTCTCATCAGCCAGCAGGCCCAGCCGGTTGCGGTAGATGAACACGTCCTGTATGGCCTTGCCGATGAAGCTCGGGTCCGGCGCCGTGTCGTAGTCCCCGGCGGTGCGCTGCCCCCACGACGGGAGCTTGACCCCGCCCTGGGTGGTGCCATTCGCCGGGCCAAAGTAGAAGGTGCCGTCCGGCAGTCTCACCAGCAGCTGCGGCATCGTCCCGGCATCCAGCTGGTAGGGCATCCCCGGCCCGACGCATTCCTGCCAGCTGCCTTCGCCAAAGGTTGCGCTGGCGCCACGAGGAACGAAGCTGACAAAAAATCCGTCGTACTGGTTTGTCTCCTGGCCGATGATCTCCACCGTGTAGCCTCGCGGTGCCAGGGTCGGCAGGTCCGTGAACGCCTGAACCGTGCTGACGATCGCTGTGATGTCGGCGTTGCTCCTGGCATCCGTTGCGCTGACCGTGATGGTGCTGGCAGATGTGAGGTGCAGGACCGATCCCTCGCGGGTGATCGTGACGCCAGTGACGCCAGCCAGGGCCGTCTTGATGGCCTCGGCAATGTCGGCGGTGCTGATCCGGTTTTCGGTGATGGTGGTGCCGCTGGTCGTCACCGGCTGGACCGGCGTTGTCACCGTGGCCAGCGTCCCGTTAACGCTCACCCGGTAGGTCTGTCCGTAGTTCGCCGCCTTGATCCAGACCAATGCTTCATTGGCAGCCGGCCGTGGCGTTGCCGGCGCCAGGCTGGTGCTCATGGCCGGTGCCCGTCGGATTGAGCTGATGAAGGTGAAGTCCGCGATTGAGGCGCAGCGAATGTCGGCGGCACAGCTGACCACCGTGGACAGGTAGCTGTAGCCCGATGGAGCGCTGACGGTCTTCTCAATGCCGTTCAGGTCAAACACCCGCACCGCCGTCTTGGCGATGACCACCAGATACTTCTCGCCGCTGTCCCGCAGGATCGAGTGGAAGAACACGTCCCCGAGGGGTTCGCTGGTGATCCGCCGGATGACAGTGGTGCCGGCGCGTTTCCGCAGCCCATCGACCAGGGAGGAATAGCCATTGACCTGGATCTCCCCTTGCGTGGGATCCCGCTGGCCATCGCTCTGCTGGCTGACCCCTTGGATCAGGTTGCCGATGGTGTAAGCCGTGAGCGCCATTCCGCTACCCCAGCAACCAGGAACCAGGCGACGAGGCGCCCAGCTGGCGGCGACGAAGGCCCATCATTGGCCGGAATGTTGCCCATGCCGTGTCGCCCGTGATGGCGTTCGGCTGGCTCTGCTCAGTGTCAATCCGCAGCAGCGCCTGCCAGGCTCGTTCCTCATCGGCTGCCGTCAGCTGGTACGTGGTCGTGTTGCCCACGGCGCGGTTGCTGAACACCCGTGCTGCGCGGATCGTCACCCACCGGTTGAACACCTCGGGGCAGTCGTCCCACGGCAACAGGGTCACAATGTCGGCATCAACCGTCGTGATGTCGTCCGGCAGCCGGTAGCTTCGCGTCTCGGTGTCGTAGACGCGGCCACCCCTTCCCTGAAAGCGTCCATTCCATTCCAGCCGGGCCGGCGCCCACTTCACCACATTGCTCGGCAGTCGGATCTCCTTGGTGCTGCTGTCCCGTTGAAACGGCACTGCGGTTTCCCGGTTCCAGCTCCACCCTTGGCACTGGCCCTCGCGGTGAAACTCCAGCAGCGTGCGTTCGGCCTGCACCGCTTCACCAACCTGCTGGGCATCAAGGGTGTTGACCGGTGCTTCGCCAATCGTCGCCAAGGCAATGTTCACCGCTTCCAGCAGCGTGGTCCTGCCTGGCGTCACCGCTTGGTTGGACAGGCCCATGGAACACTGCAGCCCCGCAGTGCAATGCTAACGCTGCACACAAGAAAGCCCCCGTCGCCGGGGGCTCTTGCGCCTCGTCCCAAGGCAGCTTAGGGGGTGACAATGCAGCCGGCACACTCCGGCGACAGGACACCCATGCCGACCGCCATGGAGGCGACGAACAGCTGGGCCTGGTACACCACGTTGTAGTCGCCGCCGGAAGCGGTCATCTGCAACTTGGGCTGACGCAGGTTCAGCACGCCCATGGCGTCCCGGTGGTAGATCAGCGCCTGGCACTTGCTCAGATCCTGGGCGTACACCGAGTTGGCGTTATCCCCGGATTGGAGGGTGTAGGCGGACTGGCTGACGAAGTTGGACCAGTAGACGGGGCACCCGTAGATCAAGCCTGCGAACACTTCACGGACGGTTCCGTTGGCGCCGCTGGCACCGTTGAAGTCGGCATTGATCACCCGCTTCGAGTCCTGGAGATAACCCAGAACGTCGGGAGTCACGACGACACGCATGTCGTCGGTGGGCACGTGCTTCTTCTGCTTGAGGATGATCAGCGACTTGATGGCCGCGTAGAGCTCGTCGCCTTTGGCCTCGTTGGAAGCCGTTGCAAAGCTGGCGCTCAAGGTGATCTTGTCGCCAGTGCGGCCGGTGTTGATGCTCTTGGCCAGCGGTTCAGTGGTGGTGTTGGCGGCAGCGAACAGGACCCGCGCAATGCGAGCCTCCCGCTCATCCGACAGCGCCTGACCCAGCTGGTGCATCAGTTCGGCCCTCGTTTGAGGGTCCTCCTTCAGCTCGTCCAGGTCGTAGACCACCTCATCGGCAACCATCAGACCATCGAGGTAGATGATCCGGCTGTTCACGTCCGACGGGGCATTGGTGGTGCCGTCGATCGGAGTCCCGGGAGTGTGGTAGCTGGCCTTCCGGCGGCCGGTGACGATGAACCGCTTGGAGCGGCCACCGCGGATGTTGCCCTCCTTGACGGTGGAGGCGAAGATTTTCTTCTTGTCGTAGGCGGTCAGCAGCTCGTCAGAGCTGAGATCCAGAAACAGTGCGTCAACGGAGCCTGCGCCTTTGATCTGGCCAAGGCGTGACAGCTGAAGTGCATCAGCAGACATGGCTGGTACAGCGATTGGATGGTTGTTCCGTGGAACCCATCGCCTCCCGCTGATCCAGAGTTATCGCCCGCAGACGGCTCCGATCGCTACAAGGGTGGAATCTTCCGCCTTGACGTTACCACTTTCCTGCAGCTTTGCTACGGGCGTGCTTGGCATCAACCCGACTGCGATAGCCCTCATCCCGCAGATACTTCTCATCGCCATTGGCGTCCCGTGCATAGCGCTCGGCCTGCCAATCGCTGCGGCTGGTGTAGACATCAGCCGGTTCACTGGCCTGGGCACCACCGCCGAGGTACATGGGCTCGGACCTGGTGCTGGTGGCAGCCTTGGCCTGGATCGCCCGCAGCGCCCACTGGGCTGCCAGCACGTTGCCGGTATCCACTGCCGCCTGGTATTCGGCCTTCTCGGCATCGGACAGGTTGACTGCCGCCCACCGGCTGAGCTGATCAAAGGCGGCATCGCCACCGACCGACTGCCGCAGTGCTGCCACCGCTTCGGGGTTGTCGTTCAGGGATGCCACCTCAGCCGTTGGTGCTGCTGCTGGCGGCTTCAGCCCTTGCAGGTAGGCCTCCACCAGCGGCCTGGGGATGCCGCCCTTCTCCACCAGAGCATTGACGTAGGGGGACACGTCACCACCGGCATCAAGCGTGCGCCACATCTCAAACGGATTGATCTCGGCAGCGCCGATCCGTTCAGCCAGGACCTCGCCATAGATCTCGGCGGCCTTCTCCGGGGTGTAGTCCTCGGGGGCCGGGATGGCTGGCGCCTGCGGTTCGGCGGGTTCTGCCGCCGGCTGCCCCAGCTTCTTCTCCAGCTCCTGGTACGCCTTGGCCAGCTCCTCCTGGCTCTTAAACTTGCCCAGCAGCAGCTCACCCTTCTGTTGTTCCGTGGCCGGCGGTTGCGCCTGCTCCTCATCCGCTGGTGCCGGCGGGCCATCAGTGGCGCCGACATCCGCCAGGAACTGCTCAAGGATGGACGCCTGGCGAGTGCTGGCAGGATCCACCAGGGCTTTCAGCTCCTCCGGTGCGTTGATCTGGTCAACGGTCTTGGGTGTGGTGTCGGGTGTGGCGGTCATTGTTGGGGTTCAGGTGGTTGAGGTTCGGGTGGTGTGGCCATCTGTTGAACGGCCATGCCGGCATTGGCCAGCTTCTGGGGATCACCCATGCCGGCCTGGATCAGCTGCTGCTGTTGCAGCTGCTGCTGGGCTGCTGCCGCCTCCTCGGCAATCCGCTGATCAGATTTGATCAGCAGTGGGTTGATGCCCATGGCAACGGCAAACTCCCGCAGCCATGCCGACGCATCAAGCATCTGCGCGAACTGCTGCGGCAGCGCACCACCGGCTTGGGAGGCAAACTGCGCCAGCTTCTCGGCATCAGACTGGCGACCCAGGGCCACCAATCCAACACTGATGACCGGCTCCACGTCGGGAATGTCGGGCAGCCCCTTCTCTTTCGTCAGGATCGCCAGCACCCGCTTGATGTACGGGTACTGGAACTCAACCGTGAGGATCGAGTAGATGGCACCCAGCATCTGCTGGATCTGCTGGATCTGCAGCCGCACTTCCTCGGCAGTCGTCCGCTCTGAGTCGCGGATGTCAGGCATCAGGAACAGGCGGGCCAGTCGCTGCTCCAGTCGCGTCATGCCCTGATACGCCACGCTCAGATCGCGTTGGTCGGCAGTCGGAATCGGGAAGAAGTCCTCGGGCTGCGCGTCGATCACGCTCCCATTGGGTGCCGCGGCAAACTGCTCCTTGCTGGTGATGGCCGAGGGCTTGCGACCGGTGACGTTGCGGGCAGCCTGCATCTGCCCTTCCGTCACGGCCTTGTTGAGGGCTTCGTTGCTGATCAGGTCACTGATCGCGCACCACTCGACGTAGCCGGGGCCGTAGCTGTCGCCATCAACCCGGTACAACCGCAGCGGGATCCACGGCGATTCGTCCGCAGGCTCATCCCCTTTGGTGCCAGGCACGATGACGCCGGCCACCTCCTGATACCACGTCACCCTGTTGTCACGCCAGCGGACGTGTGTGTAGACATCAACCTGTTTGGAATCACGCCGGCTGCTGTCCTGCTCTGATTTGCCGTCACGGTTGTCCACCTCATCCAGCACTTCCCGCAGCTTCGGGTCCAGGCTGGCGTAGAGGTAGGTTTCGCAGGTGACGGCCTCCACCGGGGCACCCATCGGATCCCGCAGCAGCACATGCCGTCGCAGGTGGAAGACCTTCATGCCGATGTTCCGCCGGTACATCAGTACGACACCACCAACAACCAAGTGCATCAGCGCCTCAAACAGCGCCACCCGGTCGTTGGTGACTTCAATCTCACGGCTGACGGCACGCTCCAGGACCGCCAGGCCCTTTTCAATCTCCTGCCGCAGCTGAGCAATGTCCGACTCCTTGGCCCCCCGCTGCCGCAGGTCCGCTTCGGCCATGGCGTTGTCCAGCTCGTCACCGGTGAGGCGGAAGAAGCCACCGGTTGGTGGTAGCAGGGCCAGCAGCAGCCGCGCTGCCAGGTTGTTGACACCCATCCCGCCGATGCCGGACCACGGCAGATCCAGCTCCCGATGCTGCACGGTCGTATCACCGTCATCAGGGATCAGGTACGGCAACGTCAACCGTGATGCCCGACGTGCCCGCTCCAGCCATGGATCCCGATGGCCACGCAGCTGCTGGTATCGCTGCCGGGCAGAACCAGCCTCAAACGTCGTGCCTTCGCTGTTGACTTGGATGACTTCGCCAATGCCGCGGTCCATGGTCAGTTGCCTCCGAGGTTGATGCCAACACCCGGCATCGAGATTTCAGCGGTCAGCTGCAGCCCCGGCCGGCGCGGCTTTCGTGGTGCGACCGGCGCTGTGCTCTGCTCCTGAGCTGCACCGGCTGTGCCCTGGCCGGTGGTCGTCGTGTACGGGTTGGCGTTGGTGGTCGTGGTGACTGGCGCCTTGGCAGCTGCCAGTTCCTCGGCACGCTTGGCGGTGTCGGCCTGGATGGCGGCGGCCTGCTGCTGCAGCTGTTGCACCAGGGCGCTGTTCTGCGCCTGGATCGCATCCTGCGCCTGCTGCTGCATCTGCATCTGGGCCGCCAGTTCGGCCTGGCCTGGCCCGGCCTTGACCGTCTTTGGTGCCTGTGGTCTACCTCCGCACATGGTTCAGCCTCCGAGGTTGATGGTCGTGGTCGGCGGTTGCAGATCAATCCGCACCGCCTTCCGGCCTTGCGCCCGGGTCATGCCTTGCCGATCGGCACCAATGACCGGCGCCTTTGCCGTCTTGTCCGGTGGAGGGGTCCCCACCAGTGCCGCCAGCCGGGCAGCGGCGGCTGTGGTGTCGTTGGCAGCGGCGGTTTTGGCGGCAGCCAGGTCGGCCATCACCTGCTGTTGCCGCATGGTCTCGGATTGGATCTGCCCCTGGGCTGCCAGCACGTCACCCGACTGGGCCATTTGCATGGTCTGCAGCTGCTGAGCGGCCAGCATGGAGTAGGCCCCGTAGTTGGGCTGCTGGATGGTTGACCGTGGAGCGCCACCACCGCACATCACGACCTCCCGAACGCTTCCACTTGCGGCCCGTCATAGAGCGAGCCATCCTGTTGCTCGTCATGCCAGGCCTGCAGCACCTGAATAACACGCTGCTCACCAATCCGTTCCCGGATGACTTCGTGGCTCAGGCGGCTGAGGCCAACCACATCAGCAGGGAATGTCTCCCGCAACCGTGCAAGCAGGGCTTGGGAGACTACGGGTGTGAGCACTGCAGGGCTGCAACCGCCCCTAGGCTACCGGAGGGCGCCAGAGGATTGGCATACCATCGGCCATGTTGTATTCGCCTGGCCTGAGGATCCGCGCACATCGGGCCTGGACGATGGCTTCAGCAGCCGACTTGCCTGCCTTTTGGTAGGCCTTGACCACTGCCTGCCACATTTCAAGCTCCGTGTGGCAACGGGCCAGCACCTTCTCCGCACCCTTTTCCCCGATGCCAGGGCAGCCGGGATAGTTGTCGCTCTTGTCGCCAGTCAGGGTCTGGCCGTAGAACGCCAAGTCAGCATCCAGCCGTGTCTGCAGCTGGACTGCTCCATCCCTGTAGATGTAGCCCGGGATCGTCAGCAGGTCCTTGTCCTTGCTGGCGATGATGTCCCGCCTGGATGCCAGGATCCCGCAGGTGTCATCGGCCTCGACATTTGGAAGTCGCCAGACCATCCAGCCGCAGCTGCGGGCCAACGCTTCAACACGTTGCACCAGGCTTGGCCAGCCGGGCACCTTCTGCTCCTTCTTTCGGTTGCCCTTGTATTGGGGATAGACCCCATACCGGAACGTGGTGCGATCTCCAAACACAAGGGCAAGGCTGAAAGCGGGCAACGCTGCCATCAGGTCCGCCATGGCGTCCTGGAACAAGGCGATGGCATCCCCATGACGGCAGATGCGCTGCCAGTCGTCGGGCTCCCATTCAATGTCGTG